GTTGCAGGATTACCTGTGCCATCTGCACCAGGGTCGCCAACGTGTAGCTTGATATAAACAGAAGTTGCTGAATAAGCAGTTGCGTTACCCACAGCGTTCAATAAAGAGTTAGCCAAAAATGAACTTAAACCAGTTGCCATAATTATTCTCCGTTAGTTTCTATGATACGAACAATGTGATTGTTTTCATCACGCTCAACAGTTCTAATTAAAGGCTTCTGTTCAGGTGCATTGATATTAACAATTGGTGGTTCAACATTTATTCTTGTTTGAGGAATATTAACCACAGTTTCAGGTATCTGAATATTGATTTCACTTGAACGTGAAACATCATAAACAGCGCTTGGGTCTTGTGGGTCAATTTGTGCAACCTGTTGCAATTGTGTAGATGGAACTCCTGTATGAATAATTGCTGGTAGTCCTAGAGCTGAAAGAACACTTGCTGGGTCGAAACCTGTTTGTACAAGTCTTGCAGCCATTGAAACACGTTTGTCTTGTTCAATAACATCAGCTTCAGCTAAGTTAATGTTTGCAAGAGGTACACGGAACTGGTCGCCTGCATCAACAGGTCTTAAATCCTCAAATCTGCGAACATCATTTACAGAATAGAAACCTGCTTGTAAACCAATTGAGTAACCTTGGATTCTTGTTGTGTAATCTCCACGAAGTAAACCATCAACGTTGAACTTTAGGAAAGCCTCAGTTGGTAGAAGTGTTGAGTAAGCGTATTCTATTTTTTCAATGTATGGTCTTAAAGTGTGAACAACGAATTGGATATTGTTTTGTTCCACACTTGCGTAAGATTGTGCACCTGGCGTTGTGACGCCTATCATATGAGGTGGGACACGAAACATTCTTGCAATTGATTCAACTTGGAACTTTTGTGAATCAAGCATTTGTGCTTCGTCAGGGTTTACACCAGTTTTAACATACTTAGCACCAGCTGAAAGAACACCAGTCTTGTGTGATTTCTTGTAACCTTTGTGTGCGTTATCAAATCCTGCTTGCAAATCTTTTGCTTGTTCTCTTGTCAGAGCACCAGGAAATTCAATGATGCCTTGTGTGGTTGCGCCTTGACCGAAGAAACGTGCAGCGAAAGATTGCAACGCTGAAGCAAGTCCAAGGTTTTCTTTTAATTCATTAACTCTTGAAGTACCACGCAATGCACCAGGTTTACGGATTTCTGTAATGTGCAACATATCTCTTGCAGGAACAACTCCTGATTCACCATTGTCAATTAAATATTCAATTTCACGATTTTTTGGGTTACGTTGAACTTGCACTCTTAAAGGGTCAAGGCAAACAAGGTTTGCAACATCTCCACGACCATCACGAAAAACTCTTGTGAAAGAGTTACCATCAAGTAAAAGTGAAATAAGAACTTGTTGATAATGTTCGCTTCTTAACAAAGTGACATCTGGTTTCAAAACCCATTCAGGTCTAGGTCTGTAAGGAACACGGCTACCATCTCTACGGATGAAAGCATCAACTGGAAGTGTTGAGATTGTGTCTGAGATTAAAAGAACACAAGCATAAAAAGCACCGATAGTCATTGACGTTGATTCGTCTATGTTTGCGCCTGAATCTGTTGTGAACGCAAATGTATCTCCAGCACCCCAAATTGATTGGAATGATATTGCGCGATTTTCGTTATTATTAAAAAGATTGCCTAACATTATTTACCTCTCTCAAGCGCAAGACCAATTAAAACTGCTGAAACACCTAATACTGTTATACCTGCTGGAACATAGATAAGTCCAATACCAAAAGAAATTACTAGAAGTCCTATTGCTTGGATAATTGATGAAATCAAAAAATCTCCTAAAAGAAAAACTCTGGAATTAGAGGTTCAGAATCATTGCGTGAAACTGTTGCCCTATCAAATGCAATGATACTAGCAACTGCGGCATCTATTTTTCGTGGACTTCCTCTGTGCTCCTTCACAATACGCGGACCTAAGCGGTCCACCTTTACAACAGCATTAGATATATGTCTTGTTAAAAGAGGTGAACCATCTTGTGTAAGTTTCTCACTAACAACCGCGTCATAAAACTTTGCACAAGCTGGAATCATACGAGCAGCAGAAGTTGATGGCCATTCAACAACAGGTAAACCAGCATCTTGTAAAACCTGCATACTTCGTTGCCAACGAAAAGGGTCACACGCAATCTCTTTAACGTTATATCTTTGACACGCTTGAATGATTGCGTTTTCAACTTCTAAAGAATCAACTCGCCATTCATCAGAATCGCTTGGTTGTTTTTCCCAAGCCTCTACAAGAAAAACGTGAGGTTCATCTTCAATCGTTACACCCATAATTACAGAAGCATCACCAGAAAACGAGCCGTCAAATCCTAAAATAACTGGGACATCTTTATCAACTTCACGTTTACTTTCACGCGCTTCCCAAGCACCATTAGGTAACCAAGCTGTTTGAGATGAAACCCACGCATTAGTTCTCTTAGTACGGAACTCAGCTTCAGGTGTTCTCTTAACAGCAGATTCAAAATCCTCAATAGAGTTCAAATCGCCATAGGCTGGATTAGCAAGTTTCCAAGTCTCAGGGTCTCGGTGGTCTGATTCAAGAGATGCTTCCCACCAAGCCATAAAAAAAGATGGGTCATCATATTCACCACGAATAACCTTTTGACCATACTGATACAACGAGTAAGCAATTGAATCTTGACCTGTTGAATCAGCTTTAACACCAGCAGTAGTAATTGCTAAAAGTAACGGCTCACGTCTAGCACCCATACCAAGTTGCATAACGTCAAACAATTCACGATTAGGTAAAGCGTGCAACTCATCCATAATGACAAGAGTTGGTGACAAACCCTCTTTAGTGTAAGCCTCAGATGAAAGCACACGATAAACAGAACCAGTAGACGGAATCTCAATCGCATCACGATACAACTTTGACTGCGACATTAGCTCAGGTTCAGCTTCAATCATTTTCTTAGCATCACCAAAAACAATTCTTGCTTGGTCTCTATCAGCAGCACAAGAATAAATCTCACCACCCTGCTCACCCATAAACAAACCCCAAAGAGCAATACCAGATGACAAAGCAGATTTACCATTCTTACGAGGCATACCAACAAGAGCAGTTCTATTCTTAAAACGACCATCATCACGAACAGCGAAAATGTTATCTAAAAGTTTTGTTTGCCAATCACGCAAAACAATCTGCTGACCAGAACGACCAGCAACAGTATCCTTAGTTTGAATACACATAGAATTAATAAAATCTGAAACTTCCCAACCACGCGAAGCAACCAACTCAGAATCATCAACAAAAGTCAGCCACCTAGGCGGCCAAGACTTAGTCTCTGTTATCACGTCTGGCACGCAACTCCTCAAGTTTAGATTTAGCTTTAACCTCAGCAACACCAAGACGACTTCTATCAGTCGGAGTAAAACCAAGCAAAGACAAACTATTCGTAATGTTCTTTTCCAATTCTCTCAAAGCTTTACGTTCACGCCAAGCATCAGGAGTATTCCAAACAAAAGTACGCAACCTCACACGCTCATCCAACATTTCACAAGTCATCAACAAAAGTTCAATATCAGTATTCGGTGAAATCCAAAGCTGACCCATTCGCCAAGTACGATTCCACAACTCACGACCAGCATCAAACAATTGACGAGATGGTTCAGGAATCTCAGAAATAGCAGGAATCAAAATCACTTCATTTTCTTTAGGCAAAGCCTGTTTACCAGGATTACCAAGTTTACGTTTTAACTCAATCGGTTTCGGTGGATTGCTCATTGTCTTTATTCAAAACCTTTCGCCCACAATCATCACAATCAACCCAATTGGATTTCTTGTCTTTCAATTCACCAGTCGGTGGTTCAAGTTTCTCAAACCCAATATCATCTAATTCCCAACCAACAGAATCTAATTCAATCAGTTGCATAGCAAGTTTGTCGTTATCCCACTCACCTAATTCAGAAGTTCTATTATCAGCTAAAGCATAAGCGCGTGCGTGTTCAAAAGTCCAATCGCTCGGAGTGTAAGCAACAACAATCTCAGACCAACCAAGTTTCTTTGCAGCTTGTAAAGTTCCATTACCAGCAATCACAATATTTGCGCCAGTCACCACAATCGGTTTCCTTTGACCAAACCTTTTCAAAGAACCAACGATTGCATCAATGTTTTTATCGCTATGTTTGCGTGCATTGTCTGGGTCAGATTGCAACTGACTCACTTTGACTTTTACAATACGCAGGTCATTCATAAAACCATCCTACTTGATTCTTTTTTTTGTTTTACAAAAACATCTCAACTTCGGAGATGCACGAAAGACTGGGCGCGGGGTGTCGCGTTCGTGAGGAGAATGAGATTTTTACCCACTCCCTAGTTATGCCGTAGGGGGTTTGTTGCCTCTTGAGCTGTTACAGGATTTATGAGCTGGTAATAGTGGTGATTGTGGGACACCAGGGTAGTAGTGGTCTGCTGTTATTTGTTTTTTGTCTGTGAATGGTTGTTTACATAGCCAACATATTGTGGCTGTTTCTCTTACTTGTTTTGCTCTTTTGCGATAATCGCCTGAATAGTGTGTTCGATTGGGTTTACGTCTTTCGTCTAGCTTTGCTATGAACTCAGATTGGTGTTTAGCGCAGCGGTTTCCTTTCTCGACAAGTGTTCCACAGGTGAGGCAAGGTCTTTTGAATCCCATTGTTTAATTGTCCCATTGGTTTGGGATACCCATCCGTAGATTGGTGGGTGGGAGAAGGAGTCGTGGGTTATTGCTGTTTGTATTGCTTCATATAAATATTTGGTGTGATGAGTAGCCCAGTCCTTTGTTGTTCTGTGTGCTGTTGCTAATGAACCTAAAGCTAGTGAACCACCTGAACCTATTGCCCAATATGGTGTGCAGGATGAGATGCCTAGTGTGTTGCTTATGCTGAATGCTTTGCCGTGTGTAACTAACAGAAGTTCTGATTCTGGTAATTCAGCTACACCATCTTTGACATCTAGAGTTAGTTGTTCTTGTGCAACCTTTCTAATTAAAGGAATGATTCTTTTCGCAATCCATTGATACCAACTCATATAGTCCTCTTTCTTTTTTAGTTGTGGTGGAACAGATGGGTACTTAACTAAATATTGCAACACATCACAAACTCGGTCTGCTCCTGCCGCTGCAATCAACCATTCACCTTGACGAATGATTTTGTTCATTGGTGGTGCTGTGTGATAAGCCTCATCAGTTATCCCTGATTCAGACATCATCACGCATTGTTTATTTGTTGATGCAATCCCTATTGTTGTCATTTAACTTTTAGGCTCTCTCGGTCAATGGATATGTTGGCAGCCTGTAAACATTCGGCATAAGTGTTATGGTCTTGTGTTTCGCAACCTGAACGACAATTACTCAATTGTTTCCTTTGGTGCAACATATGGTTGAAGTCTTTTCTGTTCACGCATCTTCAGCTTTGAAGGACTGTAACCACCAATGGTTCTGCCAGTCTTACGTTGCTTGCGTGGCTTCTTCTTCCAAGCCTTACCACATTTACGATTGTCATTACGAGTACCACCTGACTTGCCTCTACCTTTACCCATCATTCACCCTTTCCAATAACAGAACCTTTACCGCCAGCAACATCAACAGCGTGCAAAACACCAGCAATAAACAAAGTTGGTATCTGATGCTCAATTGAATTTACGTTACGAAATGTCATAACTTCAACTTCAGCCATCAAAGAATCAATAACTGCTTGACGTGTGAAACCAACAATCAAATGTGTTTGATTGATACCAGGCTCAAGTTTCTCTGGCGTGCTATCGTAATGCTCCAAAGCATAATTCATCAGCAACGCTTTAATCCTCTGCCCAACAGGGTCATCAAAAATTTCTACTCCCACGAATGTTTCAACCAACCTTGTGATTCGGCCTCAGCGGGGTGAGAAGTGACCCAGCTGTGACATTTTCTACAAAGAGCAACCAAATTTTCTTCATCAGTAATAGAACCACCTCTAGCACGCGATTTTATTTCGTGAATATCTTGACTTCTATCTGACAAACATCTTTGACAAACAGGCCTATCAGCCAGCATCTTGCGAACAAGGTTTCTACGCTTCGTAGCGTAAAGCTTCTCCATTTTTGCTGAGCGTGGTCTAATAGGTTTCCTGTTCATAAGCTAATCCTAAAAGGTATCTGCTACCCAAGGATTATTGTCTGACTGTGTAGCGTGAGGTTTATCCCTCATAATTTCAGCTTGTGAGGCATATGCTTTACGTCTTAGTTCAGCACCAACAGAGTCAGCTTCTACTTCGAAAACTGTTTTCTCTGTGCCATCTTTAGCTGTGTAGGAGCGTTGTTTGAACTTACCTGTAATGACAACTGTGTCACCTTTTACAACTGTTTTAGTTGTGTTCTCTGCTGTGTCATTCCAAACATTGACGTTCAAAAATACTTTGTCTCCATCAATCCATTGACCTGATGGGTCTTTCTTTCTCTCAGAACAAGCAACACGAAGTGAAGCAACTGCTTTACCTGTGGTTGTAAAACGTAGTTCTGGGTCTTGCGTTAAATTACCTACGATAATAATTGTTGGTAATGGCATTATTTTTCTCCTTTTATTTTCGTTAGACGACTTCCCCTAGTTATAGGAAAGAAACCAACAGACTTAGTTCTCTTTGTTCTGTTTTCGAACTCTGTTGTTGTTGGTAAATCAGTTTGGTCTTTCCACTCTGGTTCAAAAAGACGCAAATCGAAAGCCCACACACCTTGAGGTGTTGAACAAATATAAGTAGGAATCATTCCACGTTCACCAGCCTCATATTTGAGTCGAGCATATTTTGATTGCTCAATCATTAAATTCTCGTAATGAGACTTTCGGCACTTCAGCTCAATAAATAGTTGTCTTGCATTAGAAAAACAATCATATGAATCATAAATACCTGACGATTTAACTAAATCAGGCATATAAAACTCTTTCAACTTATTAAATAATTCTTTTTCGTTCATAATCTATGCGCAATCACTCGAATAACTTTTCTTTTATGTTTCACATCATTTGGCATAGGAAACGCTTTCCTTAACCTTTCTCGTTCTGCAGCAGTAAAACTTCC